AGATAACTAGAGAAGAATACAAAAGAAATGAAGATCTTAATCTTCACAGCGAAAACGCTTTGGCTGTAGTTTCAATATTTGGAACAGACGCAGAAAAAGCATTAGTTAAAGAAATCGTCGCAAGACACCAAGCTGAAGGATCATTAGATTATTCAGATCAAAGAGTAAGAGATATGATCGAAGTTAAGTACTATACAAAAATGGTCAAGACTTGGGATCACTTTGACAATGTATTAGGAAAGGCTGTCAACTAGACAGCCTTAAGAAAGGGGAATATAAAATGGATTTATATAAATTAGAAAACGAATTAGCTGATCTAGAAACTAAAAGACTTGATGTTCTAGGTTGCTTTAATGAAGATAAAGGACATAAATTATCTGAAAATCAATTTAACAAACTAGATGAAATATACATTAAAAAAATACAATTAAAAAAAGAAATTAAGAAAATAAAAGGGGGAATATAAAATGAAAACAATGTGGATAGTTAATAACGGTCTAAGTTGCGTTGATAAAGATGAAACTTGTACTAAAGATAATCTAGTTTATTGGAAAGTAGAAGTAGATCAAGATGATAACCCAATCAGAGTTATATCTGATTTAGAAGGTTGTAAGAAACATCTTCGAGAAAACGGAATAAGGGGGATATAAAATGGATCAAGAACAAAAAGAAGAATTGATGTTACAAAGAGCTAAAAACTTTTTTGATAACTTTGAAGAAAATGAATTAGGAATAGAACACGACATTAAAAATACTTTAGAAGAGTTCCTTCCTGATACACATGAAGACACAGTAAACAAACTGTATGACACAATATTAACGATCGTTGATAGTCATACTAATTACAATAAGGGGGAATAATGGAAGAAATAATCGGATCTTTATTTATATCGATCATGGCTGTTAAGTTCTTTTGGGACTTTGGTCTTTGGATTGAAAAGAAAATAGATCGCTATGAAGAAAGAAAACAATACAAGATAGATCAAAGATCTTGGATCAAGTTTAGAAATAATCTTGATCGTGTTTATAAAGGAAAGCTAGCGATAAAAGAAGGTAAGTTTGTAGATCTAAAGGAAGTGGATCTGTAATGGTACATTTATTAGAGCCTGATAGTCCTGATCCAAAGAAAAGAAAGCTATATGCTAATCCTAATCTAATGAGTTGGACAGTTATAGTTCAGGACGGCGTAACAGATTGTAAAGCTCAATTCGGATTTATTGGGGACGAGCCTATGTTGTTAGCTTGGACTAATGCGGAATATCCTGTTCCGATACCATTAGAAACAATAGAAATAATGTTAATGACAGGTTGGTCAACAATGCCGATCGATAAAGTAAAAGGGGAAGAAGAGTAATGAAAAACAATTATAAGAAAGATCTTATAGAGATCGCTAAGAAAAGAATAAAAAATCAAGTAGATAACAGAGAGTATGACAAAGCAATAGACATGCTTTATCAATTAAAAAGGGAAGATCGATAATGGCTGATACTGTAAATTACAAAGAATATAAGTTAATTCCAATAGATTGGATTATAACTTATGATAATTTAGTTGACTTTGAAAATGAAGTTAAAGAAACAATAGCTAAATTTAAAAACATGGAAAAAAAAGTATTTACTGAAATGGATAAAGAGTTAACTTTAACGCAAATAGCAAAAATATTAGCTGTTAAAAAAAATAATAATTATTCATATCAAAACATACCCAAAGAAATAGTTAATAAATATAAAGAAGAAGTCAAAGAAAAATTAGAAAAAGTTAAAGGGGAAATTTAATGGTTATGAAATATGTATTTACGATCATGCACGAAAAGACAATAGTCGCAGGATCAATGGATAAAGCACTAGAGATCCTACAAGAAAAGACAAAGTTAGAAAATGGATCACAATTTAAACTAGAAAGAGTTGAGAGTTTTAGCGATGAAAGCTGATAAAGATAGGATCTATGATGTTCTTAAAAGAAACGAAGGGACTTTTGTTTGTAGCTCAATCTTCTTTAGAGAACTATTTGTGAAGGATTACGCGCAGAGAATATCAGATCTAAGGTCTAAAGGTCATGAGATCGAAGGTATAAAGTGTGATCAACATGATCATAAATTGTTTATGTATAAACTGACTAAGAAAGACTATACTGAAAGAGATCAACTTAGTTTAATTGCCCTCTAAGGTTTTAACCCCTTTAAACCTTAGTAACTAAACGGATTTACCGCCTGACAGGCAACTGCTAGGCGGTTTTTCCGTATAATGCTAGTATGATTAAGAGCGCATGAGTAATAACAATAAACCTTACAAGCTACTAGATGAAGGCGTAAGAACTAGGCTACTAGACGCCGTTAAAATGGGATCTTTCATTGAACACGCCTGCGCTTATGCAGGGATCTCTTCTAGATCCTATAGAAAATGGCGGGAATATGCAGAACAAGACATCGAGCCTTATAAATCTTTATTTGAAGATCTAGCAATCGCAGAAAGCGAAAGCATACTTAGAAAGCTAAGTAGGATAGAAAAAGCAGGACAAGAAGGCGCATGGACAGCAGACGCATGGTTTTTAGAGAGAAAACACCCTGATAAGTTTGGAAAACGGGATAAAGTAGAAATTTCGGGGGAAATAAATAAACCTAAAGTAATAGATCTAAATTGGTCTGACGGATCCTTAATAGATAGAGATCCTGAAGAGCTAGAAGAAGAAGAAATAGACGATTACGATACAGAGTTTGAAGAAGTTAAAGAAGAAGAATAATGTTTACTGATGATCCTATCTTAGATGATTTAGATAATGAGATAGAAACTACTTATTGTGAAGAGTGTCTTCAGCCTTTTTGGGACGAACAAGATCTAGGATTATGTAAAAGATGTTTGAGAAATTCCGAAAATTCCGACTATAAAAAAGGAAAATAAATGGAAACAGAGCTACACGATCAAGATGTAAAAGAACATTTCGTAATAAATATGCCTAAATTGTATGATCATCAAGTCCAAGTAGCTAGATCTAATGCACGCTATAAAGTCGTCTGCGGTGGTCGTAGAGTAGGAAAAACAAGATTAGGCGTATGGTTATGCTTAGAAAAGGCTTGGCGTGGTGGTCGTGCTTTTTGGATTGCACCTACTTACGCTATGGGTTTAGAAGGTTGGAAGGATCTAAAAAACATTGGGATCGAATATGGCGTAGAAGTTAGAGAGAGTGAAAAGACAATCATAACAACTACAGGCGGATCAGTATCTATTAGATCTGCTGATAATCCTGATCGTATGCGTGGATCAGGCTTAGACTTCGCTGTATTAGACGAATACGCTTTTATGAAACCTAATGTATGGGCAGAGATCGTGCGTCCTATGTTATCTATTAGCAGGGGTGGTGCTTTGTTTATATCAACGCCAAAAGGTTTTAATCACTTTGAAGAGATCTATAATGTTGCAGGCGAGCGAGATGATTGGGAAAGGTGGAACTTTCCTACTTCTGTAAACCCATTGATCAGCCAAGAAGAGCTAGATAGTGCTAAAGAAGAAATAGGATCTTATTTATTTAGCCAAGAGTATCTAGCGCAGTTTGTAGAGTTTTCAGGTGGTATCTTTCAGAATAGTTGGTTTAAAAGATATAGATCAGAAGAAGTACAGGAATATGATAAAGACGGTTATCTGATCACAAGAACTAAGATCAAACTAAATGACGAAGAGCTTTACGAAGATGAACTGTATAAATATGCGACAGTTGATCTAGCAACATCGACAAAAGAACAGGCTGACTATACCGTCATGGCTATTGTAGGAAGAACGCCTAAAAATAATTTATTAGTTATGGATCTAGTTAGAGATCGTATTCAGGCACCTGATATTATTCCGATCATAAAAGATAAAGTTAGGGAACATGATCTTCAGTATGTAGGAATAGAAAGAGTTGGCTATCAGTTAGCTTTGATCCAAATAGCAAGAAGAGAAGGGCTAACAGTAAAAGAACTTAGAGCAGATCGGGACAAGATCAATAGAGCTTTACCACTATCAGCGAAAATGGAAGGCGGACAAATATACTTCAGATCAGGTGCTATGTGGTACGATGATCTAGAAAGAGAAATGTTACAGTTTCCTGAAGGCGAACACGATGACATAGTTGACGCGCTTGCTTATGCCGTATTAGAAACGCAGTTGAAAAAAAGTCTTAGGGCTTATTAACTTTGAAAAATTTATGTATTATGGTAGGGAACAATAACTGACACGAATTGGATCAGGCGCGTTAGTTTATTGGGTGCGTTCCTAATGCGCTTTGATCCATAAGAAAGGTTTTAAATTGGCTGAAGAAAGAAGAAGGTTATCAGACATAATCTTCGGCAGAGCAACAAAAGTAGATAATAGAAAAAGATACAACTTCTTTTCTGATGATTACCCTGTAACTTCATCGAGTTACATACAGGGATATAATTCACAAGCAGGATTATTCGATGTTAACACTCTAGGTAACGGCGCTAGTAATTCGGCTGTTACTGCTTGTTTGGGTGTTTTATCTAGATCCTTTTCAGAAGGAAGATTAGTTGTTAATAAATATACAGAAGACGGCGATCAAGAGTATGTCCCTAACCACCCATTAGAAGTTTTAATGAAAAAGCCTAATCAATACATGACGGGCGATGTTTTATCTAGCTACATGATGACTTCGATCCATGTAACAGGCGACGCATACTTAATGAAACAAAAGAACAACGCAGGACA